TGAGCGTTAATCGTGATAAGTGCATTAGCAAGGATATTCATGTTGTTACTGGTGAGCGTGTCCCCAGGAGCGAAAGTAGGTCTAACTGCCATAACCGTTGAGTCTAGCCCAAGCCCTTCGTGACATCGTTCAACTCATCGGTGTCAAGGATGAACAGGGTGTAGATGCGGGCAGGGTTAGGGTACAGCGTGACGATGTGGCGGTCTGGGCTGATGTCATGGCTGATGCCTTCTAACGCCATGAGCTGTGTCACCGTTGAAGGGGTCGAGTTCGGGAATGATTTCGTGACCGATACTTGTGACCCGATGTCAAGACTGCTAATCGTGGTTCGTTGCGCGTCAGTCAAACCATTCATAATGACCTGAATGTTGCCGAACCAGAACGCAGGTGCTGGACGTGTTAAGAAACCTGCCAAATCACCAGCATCATCCAAGGTTTCTAACAGGGTCACCACGAGCGGTGTTTCTTGGACACCGAACTCGGCAACCGATTCAGCAACTACACCTTGAGCGTATTCAATGGTTGGTTGTAGGTTGCCTGCTGTTGGGATTGGTGGCGCGATAGCGACGTTAACCGTGTTAATTACTGACGGGTTGGTTGGGGTGAAGTCGTTTGGGCGTGACGAGTTTTCTTTAGCAAAATAGTCCGCTAGTTCTGCTTCAAGTTGTGCGCCGAAAAGCGTCAGGTCAACTTGCCAAGAAAATGAGCCGAATGACATGTCAGTTGCTCACAATGTCAAACGTCGTGTAAGGGATAGCGGTACCAGCAACATCAGACAGATAGCCATCAATCTCCTCCAAATCGCCTACAAGCCGTCTATCGAAATGGAAGTTCCCTGCACCGTCAACCCAAATACGACCCTGCTCAGAAGTGTGAACACGCATCAAATACTCCAGCACCGAAGACGAAGCGTCAATCGGGGCTGAACCAAGGTTGGCGATACCAGTCTCCAGCACACGTTGGCCTGGACGACTGAACGCACCAACAGAAGTCAACACCTTTTCAATACGTTCATCGGAGCGTTCCGGTGTTACAGCCCCCGCAGCAACCTTCGTGTTGTTTAACCTGAACAGCTCATCAGAACAGTTGACGGTCACAAGTGACCTGCTGGGGTTCTCAATCTTCTGGTCATATTGGGTGATGATGCCAGTAAACAAATACGTTCCGTTACGGCTGATCCGAACACCAGAGTTCAACTCAAACCCCAACCGCCCCTTAGCCGTATTCCAATAAGGTGAACCCTCATTGACCAGACTGAACTTGTAATCCAAATCCTCAATCTGCAACACCGCAGTCGAAGGCTGACCTGTCTGGTCACGGAACTTGTTCTGCCTGCCACGATTGATCGACACCTGCTTCACATAAGAAGTCACATCCTGCCAGTCGGTGCTACCTTCCAACACATACACCGTTTGGTCAAGAACACCAGACACAGCGTTATCCAAGACGAACGCATTCGTAGACGCACCATAATCCATCTCCACCGTATAGGTGCCACAGTTAGGAATCGTGACAGACATTCCAACCCCTACTTAGTCGTCACAGGAATCTTGCCCACAGAACGGTTGTACTGTTGCAACGCCTCAACCACCTTCGCAGGCAAACCCTGCTCCGCAATCGCAGCATTGATATTAATCGCATACGTATCCCCAGAACGAGTAGAGAACGCCCCCACCCCAGCCGTCGCAGCCGGCTGACCCACCATCCCAGCCATCGGGTTAGGCATCCCACCCAACACCTTCGGATACTTCAAAATCAAATCAGCTGTCGCCTGCAACGACTTATTGAACTCATCTTGAGCTTCCTTCGTGCTAGTGACCGCATCCTCCCAAGCCTCAAACGCTGATGCCTGCTCAGTAGTTGCATCAGTAAGATTCTTCAACGCCTCATCGTAAAGAATCGAACCAACCGTTGCACCAAACACAGTTTCATTCAACAACTTCTGCTGGTCATTCAACTCCCTAACCGACTCAATCTGAGAATCAGTAGCATCAGCAACACTCAACTTCGCCTCAGCCAAATTCAACTCTGCGCGACGAACATCCATAGGTGAAGACTCAGGGTCTTTACGAACATCAGCCAAATTCTTCTCAGCATCAGCCACCGAATAAATAGCCTCCTCAACAGCAAACGTCGCACGCTCCTGCGCCCTCTGCGCCCTATCCAACTCCTTCTGCGCAGCCAAAGCCTCCGGCGAACCAGCACCAAACCCACGCTCAATCTGAGCCAACTTAGCCTTAGCATCAGCCAACCTGTCATTAGCATCAGTCAACGAAGACAACGACTTCTCCTCAGACTTGCTGGCCTTCTTCAACCTGTCCTGTAAACGCTCAGACACACCAAGACTCTTGTTGTAATCATCCAACTTTTCGGTGACAGTTTTCAATACCTTCTTAACCTTACCCAAACCCGAAGTGTCATCAGCCAGTTCCTCAACTGAACCCTTGAGGTTTTGTTGGGCTCGAATCGCTGAGGGGATACCACGAACCGCATAGTTGTCAATGCCTTTGGCAACAGCGTCAAACTGTTTTGATATTGAGCCAACATCAACGAAGTTTTGTGTTGACTTGTAGAAATCTTTCGCTGCACCAATGAAGTCACGGGTTGTCAGTTTGAATGTTGCGCTTGTAACAAAGTAAGCCTTCGCTAAAAGATTGACTGCTTCAGCAGCACCCAACGTGATTGCTTTGAAAACTGAGATAACTTTCGGGCCAGCGCTGCCAGACTCAAAAATCAACTGTTGAAACGCACCGACCAAACCCTTTTCACCCATCACGGTCACGATGCGTTGAACGGCTGGAGCAACATTGTCTACCAAAAACTCTGAGAACCTTTGCAGGTAGGGGAGTAATGCTGCACCGATTGATTCAACAATTTCACCGAACTGTCCTTGAAGAATCTTCAACTGTCCGCCGAAGGTGTTCGCAGCAGCTTCCGCTGCACCGCCGAACTGGTCATTCAACAGGCCAAGCACCTTGTCAAAATCTTTAGACTTCTTCGTCGCATCATCAAGTGGGATACCGAGTTTTGATAGCGCGGTGAACTGACCCTGGCTCGCACGAGCCAATGCGATGCTGACGCTGCTTAAGTCTTTACCTGTGGATGCTGATATGTCTTGGGCAGTATTTAGCAACGATTGCGCTTGAGTGAGGTCACCTGTGGCACGAACCAACAAACCCAGCGACGAACGAAGCTCTGTGTCCGACGTTCCGGTACGCAACTGAGTCACCGACACATACCGTTCAGCGGATTGAGTCAACGCCTCATTAGCACCAAAGGTTTTCTCCAACTGACGCTGCAACTCAACTTGTGACTTCTGGTCTTCCATCGCAGCCTTAACGGCTTTGGTCAACCCAACAGCAACAGCACCAAACGCTGCGGTAGCACCAATCGCAACAGCAGAGAACAGAGGTGAGGTTTTAGAAACCTCTTTACCGAAACTTTTGATGTCACCAGATAAAAGTTTTAAGCCCGCTTTGGCTGCGGCAGTATCGGAAATGAATTTAACAACGAACGTGCGCTCACCAGCCATGCGACGATTCTACTCAATAACAGACAACCCATTCCGCAAGGCAACAAACTCATCGAGCATCGCAGAATATAAAGCCTTACCTGTGAGGCCATCCCACCTAGAAATATCTACAGGCGCATTCCACCAAGCCTCATCCAACACCTCTGCACCAGCACGACGCGCACGAGGCTGACGTGCTTGCTTTACGCGTGGTGACACAGGATTAGAAGCAACCTGAACATCGAGTGTGAACGAAGAATCCAACAACTCGCCATGACCCTCATGGAACTCAAACGGCTGATCCGGTGCATGTTGAGGCAGATAGAAAATACGGGCAGGGTCTTTAGTTTGTGGGTCACCAACCAAACCGATACGGTCATGCAGCTCAGCCCACACCACCCGCCACAACGACGCAGGCACACGCTCAGCCAACGGCAAAACAAGGTGATAGTGAGGATCATCTAGACGATGCGAATACGTCGAATAAGCAAACCATTCCAACCCATCCAGTCGAGCATTGTCAAACGCTTCACCGTCCATGTCAATCACAAGGGCTTCAACGAACCTGACATTACGGTTACCGCGAGTCGTACCCAAGTCATACTCAACCGGTGACCACAACGCACCAGAAGCCTTCTCAGCGTTCTCCTCATGGAACGCCAACAAACCCCTCAACTCGTCCCAACACGAAGTTAACGGCTTCGGATATATTGACTTCACATTCTTAAACAAAACAGCCATAACCCCTCCTACCTAGAGGGTACAGGAAACTCAGCCAAAGTCAAGAATCTTTTAAGGTGTTCAAAACCCTTTGAATAGCGTCCAAATACTGTGTGGCAATGTTGTTCTTTTCCTTGCGGACAGTAGGCCAAAAGAAATAAGCCGAACGCCCACGATGCCGGAGGAACTGCTTAGTCCTAGGTCGCGCCCCACCACCAAACTCAGCACCAAAGAACACGTCACCTCTGGTGACCTTCCGTTTGCGTTTGCGGTTGGGATTAGATGCCGAAACAAAACCAGACTTATGATCCAACTTCACCGTAGGGATACGGTCGCTCCTAGCCCGCATACCCTTCATCACCTCAACAGCCTGACGATTACGAGTCACAGTCCCAGCCTCAACCTTGGCTTTATCCACCAACAACTGTGCAACTACCTGAGCTGATTTACGCATCTCAACATCAAAGCGTTTGTCAGCCTTTGAAGCGTCGCGCAGAAACTCGAAGATGCCTTGTATCTGAATCGCATCATTGCCACCAGTAATAGTGGCCTGACCTGCTCTACCGAAAACCGCCATACAGCAAGACTACTTGTTTAGATGGATTGCTCTCCAACGCAAATAAGCGAACATGGTGAACAACATTCGAGGGTCTTCTGCCAGCAAAGAGGAGGGCGATATCCCCGTTTCCACGGAGAGATACGCA